CGGCTGCTGCGCTACCCGAGGGGTGCAGTCTGACCCCGCCTGAAACCGCTGTAGAAGCCTCTGGCGCGATCACGGCGACTGTTGTAGAGTGACCTCCACGGGGCGGCTCTGTCCGCGCTGACGCTCCATCCTCCCGCCAGCGGTGGCAAGACCACCCGGAGCCGCCCCACCTCCCCCCAGAAACGACAAAGCCCCACCGGGGCAGATGGGGCCTTGACGCCGAGGACTGGCCTCGGATACGCTATCAATGCAACTTGAGCGTGGAACGGACTTTACCGGACGATTTCGGACAAGTCAAGGCCGCGCCTGATGCTCGGGCGGTCTGGTCGGGGAAACAACGCACAGGCCCACCTTAAACCTACATCGGGGCAGCCAGCCTGTAGGTGCGCGGCGTATCGTCGGGAAGCGCAAATGGCAGCCGATGGGACGAACATCTGCCAAAAGTAGCCGACAGCGGATGGCTCCGTCAGTCATCTTTCCGCACGATTCGCTGTAGGCAGATTCCGTCTACACCGTGCGGACTCACCATCAGTCATCAGGGTTTAAGACACTAGACAATCCTGAAATCTAGGGTAAAGTCATGGTGAGGAGGACACCATGAACGAACTTGACGAGCAGGCATGGGAACGGTGGGTAGCCTTTCGCAAGGCAATACGCAAACCGATTAAACCCGCAAGCGAACAGGCGATGAAACTCAAACTGTCGCGCTACGGCGCAGAACAGGGCGAGGTGGTAGACCAGTCCATCAGCAACCAATGGCAAGGGCTGTTTGACCTAAAGAAAGCCGCGCCTCGACCGGGCGAGAAGGTTGAGAAAACCGACAAACAACGCGCCGCCGATGTTGCCCGCCACGCTGAACAAGACGAATGGGCTGCAAAGGCATGGGGGAAACAGGAACCGACCCCGCTGCACCGGCTGAAACTGTGCGATGCGTACCTTGCGCGGTTGACGATGCGTGAAGCGGATAAAGACGCATGGGATCGGCTGCGCGATGCTGCAGCGGCTGCCATCCGTGACGCTGACCCTAAAGACGTGCTGAACGACCCGCATTTGGTGGGGATGGTGCGGCACTTGTTCGGGGAGCGTGGCTTGGGGAGGCTGCGGAACCGATGAAGATACGAGGCCGGTATTACAACCCCACGTTAACCGAACCACAGTATCGTGAGGCGTTAGCAATCGCCGCTCGACAACGCGCCATTCCGACCAACAAAGAATTATGCCGGAAGCACGATGTACCGCTGTGGTGGACTGTGCATCAAGCCGGATACCGCGCTGCGGCTAAACACAAGGCGTTTTGGGCAGACTACAGCGCCGCACGGATAGCGCGTAAAGAATGGCTCGGGCTGCTAGAGCAACGCGCAAAGGCGTGGAACGTCAAGGCGCACATCATTTCCAAAGCGATATCGCACGGCATCAAAACTTACGACAAGGCATCATGCGCGGCTTCAACTTCCAATCAGACCTGAACGCGGACAACGACCTCCCGCCAAACCCTTACCGGGCGCTGTGGGCTGCGGTACTCTGGCAGGCCATCACCGACTGCACCAAGACGGGCCGGGAAGATGGGTGGCAGGCGATGCGGTGGATTAACAGCACGGAGGGCGGCATCGGGTCGATGCAATGGATATGCGATATGATCGGCCTTGACCATGCGCGGCTGCAGATGCGTTGCCAGACACGCGAGGGGCGAAAGGCTATAATCGGCGCAAGGAAGAAAGGCGGGTTTCAACCACGATGCGCTATGCCATGCGACGAGATATGAACGACGCGACTGTTACCGATGCGGTAAAGGCTGCGGGGTTTGACGTGTGGGATTTCGCTAGGGCGGGTCATTCCATCCCCGACAAGTTGGCGGTCAAGCCGCTGCCGTGCGGTAAGCCTTTTGTGTGCTGGCTAGAAATCAAACACGCCAACGGCAAGTTGAACGATAAGCAGACCGCATTTCGCGCAGTATGGGAGCCACGCGGCGAGTGGATAGAGGCCCGCGATCCCGAGGCGACGGTGCGGCAGTTGCGGGAACTTTACCAACTAGCGATTCGCCCCGAATACGCACTTTGATACACTACACCCCATGAACCACAAGCCCGCCGCTACCTTTGTCGCCACCTTGCTGCACAGCGCAACGGTTGCACACCTGATGCACCTGCAGACGAAATCCTACGCAACCCATGTGGCGCTCGGGGACTACTACGACGCCATCGTGGGACTGGTGGACAAGTACGCGGAAGTTTATCAAGGCTGTTACGCCATCATCGACGAGTACCCGGCCACTTTCCCGGTAGCAAAGGAACCGAAGGGCTACTTTAAGCGCCTTTACGAGTTCGTAGACGCGGCCCGTAAAACGCTGCCGAAGGAATCGCACCTCGACAACATCGCGGACGAAATCAGCGAGTTAATCGACTCGACCCGGTATAAACTCAACAACCTGTCGTGACATGGCAGAGCCTAACCGCATCGCCGCTGCATTAGAGTACCTCGGCAAATTGCGTCGGCAGATAGCCAACACGCAGGGCGTAGCCGTACCCGATGACTACGGGCAGCGGTTTGGCGCACCGGGCGAACCTGTCCCGAGTCTTAACCAAGTCGGCCAGTCAGTCAGGGGCGCGGCACAGCGCATGACGAGCCTCGACGCTCCCGCCTCGCAGGGCATGGGCGACACGGCGCTAGACATAGCCGCAGGCTTTACCCCGTTGCAGTACCCGCAGGCTGCGCGAGACTTTGAGCGATCCCGGCGCACGGGCGACAAACTCGGCATGGGGCTGGCTACCCTTGCGGCAATCCCCGTTGTTGGCGGGTTGTCAAAAGTGGCGAGTAAAGCCGATGATGTTGCTAAAGCGTATGGATTCTCGCATAGGCCAATGACCGAGGCCGGGGGCGCGGCGCGGCTGCATGAGGCAGTAAAAGCATTTGGGGAAGATGTATTTGGGAAAAACGCTTTGCAGTATTTTGGAAGCGGCGACCCAAGAGAATCGGCAATTCCAAGACTGCTTGCCAAAGTCCGCAACAACCCTGATGCGGAAGTGACCATATATCGCGGCGTTCCTGAAGGGGCGGGCGACCAAATCAACCCCGGCGATTGGATTACGCTAGACGAGAGCGTGGCTAAAGACTACGGCAAAAAAGTACTTAAGCAAAAGGTAAAAGCCAAAGATGTAACGACTTGGCAAGACTCTTTGCTTGAATTTGGCTATTACCCTGAAAGCAAATAAGATGCCCTCCACTAGCGACAAGCAGCGCAGGTTCATGGCAGCGGCGGCACACTCGCCCGCCTTCGCTCAACGCGCAGGCATCTCGCAGAGCGTAGCCCGCGAGTTCAATCAGGCCGACAAGGGTAAAAGACTGGCAGAGGCTATGCAGCGGATGCCGCGAAAGTAAACTCTTATGTTGCTAAAACGCCACTAAAGTCAAAGACATGGCAGCGCGGAAAACTCACACGACTTTACGCGAGGAATGGAAGTTACGCATCCAAGCGTCAAACTTGGTAAAGCGGCTTCACGACCACGCTATGGGTGAAACCGAAATGTCCCAAACGCAGATAAAGGCGGCAGACATTTTGCTGAAGAAGGTTGCACCTGACCTTGCGCGGCAAGAGGTGACAGGCGAAGGCGGCGGGCCTCAAAAGACCGAAACCGTCATCCGGTGGGGAACGCCCGTTGACTGAAATAGTCCTGCCGTACAACCCACGGCGGGCCTTCCTTCCATTTCACGACCGCACGAAGCGGTGGGCCTGCCTCGTCGCGCATCGCAGAGCCGGTAAAACAGTCGCAGCGGTAAACGACATTATCCGCGCTGCCGTGATGTATACCGGGCCTAACGGCCTGTTCGGGTATGTCGCGCCTTACCAGAATCAGGCTCGACGCATCGCGTGGGACTACTTCAAGTTCTACGCCGCCCCGCTGATCGCGGACGCTAACGAGCAGATGATGACCTTAACGCTACTCAACGGCGCAAAGGTCGGGCTATTCGGTGCAGACAACGCGGATGCTATGCGCGGTCTAGGCTTCAGCGGCATTTACCTAGACGAGTACGGCGACTTCCGGCCCTCGGTGTTCGGTAACGTCATACGCCCTGCGCTGTCGGACAAACAGGGGTGGGCGGTCTTTGCCGGTACGCCGAAGGGCAAGAATCAGTTTTGGGACATTTACCAGACGGCGCAGCGGATACCCGACGAGTGGTTCATGCTGCGGCTCCCGGCCTCGACAAGCGGCCTGCTGCCGGTGTCGGAACTCAACGCAGCACGGGCGCAGTTGAGCGAAGACCAGTACCTGCAGGAATACGAGTGCTCCTTTGAAGCCGCCATTCTCGGCGCGTTCTACGGTAAAGAAATGCGCGAGGCGCAAGATCAAGGACGCATCGGGCGCGTCAAGCACGACGAGCATCTAAAGGTCTATACCGCATGGGACTTGGGCTACAAAGACGATACCGCCATCTGGTTTTACCAAGTGCTGCGCGGCGAGGTGCGCGTCATCGACTTTTACTCGGTCAGCGGCGCAAGCATTGAGCAGATAGCGGATGCCGTAAAGGTAAAGCCCTACCGCTACGCCAAACACTACTTGCCGCATGACGCTAGAGCCAAGACGCTAGCGGCTGCGGGTAAAAGCATCATCGAACAACTGGCATCGCATCTGGGCTTTGCGAACCTTGCCGTGGTGCCTGAACTGTCCGTGCAGGACGGCATCCAAGCGGTGCGTCAGGTCTTGCCGCGCTGTTGGTTCAACGAG